TCTCTAGGAAAGCCTACTGCTGCGCCGCCCGCTTCTGGCGTGAAACCATCAGAGATCTCCAAATATGAACCTGATGTGAAATACACCAGCCGGCAGTCGAGTGAGCTGAAGCCAATCGATTGGATGGAACTGCAAAATAAATACGTCCCAAAATCCTACTTGACTCAGGCGGATCCATCAACTCAGCAAAGAGCAAGGGGGCAAGGTTACAATCCAGAATATCCTATCTATAAGGGAGGATGGAGATCCGACCCTTACGAACGTCCACTCCCTGATCCCAGCAAGAAAAGCTCTGAGAGAGGTCTCTTCTTCTCTGAAGATCCGGAAGTTGCTAGATGGTATGCTGCAAGTGGCAGAGCGGCTGAATTCGTAGCCAGACCAAAGAACCCAGCAATGATTGATTTCAAGGGTCGAGTTTATGATCATAATACAATGGATAAGGTAGTTGAAGATGCCAGGAGGGCTGGCCACGATGCAGTGGTGATAAGAAATGTTGTTGATGTTGGAGGCACGCCAGAGGGGATCCAGACTCAAATCGTCATTACTGACCCTAAACTCGTCAGAGCCCCCACTGCGAAGTTCGACCCCGAATCTATGCATCTCGGAGATCTCCTATCCTCCATCGTTGCTGGTGCAGCAGTTAGCGGTGCAGCAGTTAAAACTCTCTCTCCCGGTAAAGAAGAGTAATGCCTTATGAATACAACTCTTCTCTCCTGGCTCGCCGACACTTCCCACGACCCTCACGCTTTTGTAATGGGCGCCTTTCCGTGGGGAGAGAAGGATTCTCGCCTTTCTGGCTTTCCGAATGGCCCGGAGCCATGGCAAAAGGACATCCTCAACCTGATCCGTGACGGGTTGGTGGATGTTAATCGGGCCATTCAGTTGGCGGTGGCCTCAGGCCATGGGATAGGAAAAACCGCCCTTGTCTCGTGGATTATCCTCTGGGCCCTGAGCACCAAACCGGACACCAGAGGCGTGGTCACCGCCAACACTGAAACTCAGCTCCGCACGAAAACTTGGGCCGAACTCGGCAAGTGGTTCCATATGTTCTTGGCCAAGGACTTCTTCTCCCTTACCGCTACAGCTATCTTCGCAAAGGACAGCGCCCATGAGCGAACATGGCGGATTGATATGGTGCCGTGGAGCGAACGCAACACTGAGGCCTTTGCTGGTCTTCACAATAAAGAGCGTCGGATATTGGTCGTATTTGACGAGGCCTCAGCTATACCAGACATTATCTGGGAAACCACGGAGGGCGCCCTTACCGACGCTAATACGGAGATCATTTGGTGTGTCTTTGGAAACCCTACGAGAAACACTGGAAGATTCAGGGAGTGTTTTCCCGGTCAACGTTACGCTAAGGCTTGGAGAGCCCGTCAGATCGATTCTCGTGAGGTTAGCCTCACCAACAAAGCCCAGCTTTCCTCCTGGGTCGATGTCTATGGAGAAGACAGTGACTTCGTCAGAATCCGTGTCCGTGGCGTATTTCCCCGCACTGGCGAAATGGAATTCATTTCGGCGGAAGATGTTGATGGGGCGGCCCAAAGAGAAACCTCCTACCTCCTCTCCGATGCCCTTGTCATAGGAGTTGACGTTGCTCGTTATGGCGGTAACGAGACTGTTATTTGGTTCAGGAAAGGTAGGGATGCTAAAAGCATCCCTCCTATTCGTATGCGTGGAAGTTCTACTGTTGAAGTTGCTGGCAAAGTTTCTGAAGTATATCATCGTTACCGTGTCGATGGCATTTTTATTGACGGCGGTGGTGTTGGAGGTGGCGTTGTCGACAATTGCCGTGCTCTGCACTTATTTGTATTTGATGTTCAATTCGGTTCGAAACCGGAAGGAATAGGTTGGGCCACAGGTAATGAAGGTGAAAGGTATGCAAATAAGCGAGCTGAAATGTGGGGAGCCATGCGTGCATGGTTGAAGACAGGATCTATTCCCGCTGATCCTGACTTGAAGGCCCAGCTCGTTGGCCCAACCTACACTTACAACCTCCAAAACCAAATAATTCTTGAAAAGAAAGAAGATATGCTGAAGAGAGGACTGGAGAGCCCGGACCTTGCAGATGCTCTCGCGCTGACCTTCGCCCTTCCCGTCGCTGCGCATCAACATGCCGGGGGCGAACTTCCTGCCAAACCTCTCATCGAAAGCGAATACAATCCCTTTGACGTTAGCATGATCTACTCCGACAAACCTAAGGATCCAGCATGGTTAAACCAATAACCTCCTTCTTCTCCCATGTTTTTGGTGGAGGCGGTACGCCTTCCGCACCCGCCGCCCCAACAGTTGCCCCCGTCCCTCCGCCGCCAGCCGCCCCAACAGTTGCACAACTTCCGCCCGCACCGCCCGCACCACCGTCTCTCACTCCAACCACGCAAACTAGGATTTCCCAAGCCACACCAACGGCCCTTGGGCAAGCCGCCCTCGCAGGCCAAACACAGAAGAGGAGTCTATTGGGATAATGCCACAAGTACCACAACTCGACCCAAGTCAAGTAGCCAACCCACCAGGTTTGATGGGAGGTGAAGGATTGACACCAGAGCATGTTCTCCGAGCCGCATCGAACATGCACAACCGTGGACAGCTGATAGAAGGGGGTGAGCAGAAGAGTTTAGCTTTCGGCGGCAAGGGAAGTGTTGTCCGCATGCCGCACAGAATGAAGGGCCCATCACAGTGTCGATCCCGTTCACCAAGACCTCTTCCGTCACGTCAACGGGAGGCTGATAGGCCTTCGTGTCAATCGCTATTCTTGGTGGGTCCATGCCCGCGAACTTGCTGACTTCCTTCTACCCCGGCGGTATAAATGGTTGATTACTCCGAATATGATGACTCGTGGTTCCCCTATCAATCAGCACATCTTGGATTCGACTGGGACCCTAGCTGCCCGGAATCTTGCTTCGGGGATGATGTCAGGTATCTCCTCGCCTACGAGGCCATGGTTCCGTTTGAAAGTGGGCCGGCAAGATTCAACGCAAACCTCGCCCACTTCACTTTGGCTGGCGGAATGCGAAAGACTAATGATGCTTGTCTTCCAGGACTCCAATTTCTACAATTCACTTGCGATTGTATACTTCGATCTAGTTATCTTTGGGACGGCGGTGATGTTGATTTATGAGGACTTCGATAACGTAATCCATTGTTACAACCCTTGCTTCGGGGAATACTACGTGGATAATGATGGAAAGTACCGGCCGCTAATATTTTTTAGAGAGTTTACCATGACCGTCGACCAATGTGTCGATCAGTTTGGCGCCGAGAACACATCTCCACAAGTGCAGCAACTATACAAGGAGGGAAAGGCTGCATTAACCAGGGAGATTATTGTAGCCCATGGAATCGAACTCAACAACGACGGAAGGAAGTTCGGAATCCCAGAGCACTTCAAATTCAGGGAAGTCTACTGGGAATGGGGAGGGTCCGTATATCCTCAAGGAGGGTATGCCAACATCCACCAAGGCTTCCTCAGGAAAAGGGGCTTTCACGAGGCTCCCCATATTGCTGTTAGATGGGATCTTGTTAGTAACGATGCTTATGGCCGCTCTCCTGGTATGGATGCTCTACCTGACGTGAAGCAACTACAGCAGGAAGTGCGGCGGAAGGCACAGGCAATTGACAAACTCGTAAACCCGCCAATGGTTGCGGATGTGCAATTAAAGAACCAGCCAGCTTCGCTTCTCCCCGGAGGCGTAACTTACGTCTCCGGTATGATGCAGACAGGGAACCAAGGCTTCTCCACGGTTTACGGCAATTGGCGCCCAGACATCGCCGGCATTTCGGAGGACCTAAATGAAATACGTGAGCGCATCCGCAAAGTATTTTTCAATGACATCTTTCAAGTCATTTCTCAATTCGAAACTCGATCTAACGTCTCTGCTACTGAAATTGATGCTAGGAGATCCGAGGCTCTGGTAATGCTCGGCCCGGTCCTTGAAAGGATTGAATGTGAGCTGCTGTCTCCTATCATCGAGCGAACCTTTGCAATTATGTCTAGGGCCGGAGTTCTGCCGCCAGCCCCAGCTGAGATTGCCGGGGCTAACATCGACATTGAATACGTATCAATGCTCAGTCAAGCACAGCAGGCTACGGCTACTTCTGGAATCGAGCGGATTCTACAACTTGCGGGGGGACTCGTTGGAGTTGATCCCAGCGTCATGGACAACATCGATATTGACTATACTATCGAAAAATACTCCACTTTAATGAACAACGACCCGAGGATGATCCGCTCTCCACAACAGTTGCAGGCAATCCGGCAACAGCGGCAGCAAGCGCAGCAGCAACAGCAGCAGATGCAGATGGTGGAGAATGCATCGAAACTCGCAGCAGGTGCAAAGAATCTCTCTGACGTCGATGTTGGCGGCGGCCAGAATGCAATACAGGCAATGTTGGGGCAATGACGAAAGTCCTATCCGTCCGAGTGACAGATGAGGAGTTTAGTAAGTTTCACGAGAAGTGTGAAGATATAGGCGTGTCTGCGCAGGAAATGCTTCACGCATGCGTAACTGACGTAATCTTCGGAGAAGACTATGGCGTTCAACGCAGGGAATCGGAAGGATGTCCGAGAAGCTGAAAAGCATCGAAAGACATGGGACCAGCAGCAGCGAGAAATTATGGTCGGCATTATGTCACTCGCCCCCGGACGGAGGTGGATGTGCGACCTGCTCGAGCACTGCCATGTCTTTGGTACTTCCTTCAGCCTCAACGGTCTTGGGATGGCCTTCAACGAGGGTCAGCGAGAGATTGGGCTTCGACTTATACTGGCTATTAATGAAGCCTGTCCAGATCAATACGTCACAATGATGAGGGAACGAAATGAGCGATCAACCAGTAGAGCAGACGGCAACGGGGCAGATAGCGGACCAGGGCCAGACGACACAGGCGGAGACGACTCCGCAGACTTCGACTACAGAAGAGAAGTCGATAGTTAATCAAGATGGGAGGTCCCTTGCCAATCAAACGGTATCAGGGGCTCCAGAAAAGTATGAGGCATTCACTGCGCCCGAGGGCTTCTCTATCGATGAAGATACCACCAGAGAAGTTGGGGACATGTTCAAGGGAATGAACCTGACCCAGGCGGACGCTCAGAAACTCGTTGATTACTACTCCTCGAAGAGTTTGGAGGCGATGAATGCGCCATACGAAGCATGGAGAAAGACCCAGGAGGAGTGGGTCAAGCAGGTCAGAGCAGATCCTCAGATTGGATCCAGAATCAATGAGGTTACCCAAACCATTGCAAAGGCTATCGACGGGCTTGGTGATGCCAAATTGGCGGCAGATTTCCGTGCGGCAATGGATTACACCGGCGCTGGCAATCACCCCGCATTCATCAAGGCCCTTTACAAAATGGCACAGAAAGTGACCGAAGGTGGCTTTGTCCAAGGTCGTGGACCTTCCCCCGCCGGTCAGCAACCAGACAGAACCGCCCGCACAGGTGCGAGGGCGATGTATCCGAACTTATCGTGATAAATGTCAAAAATACCAGACGACAAACCCGATAGTAAAGATCCCGAGGATCATCAACCTAATAACGGGCGTGAGAATAAGTTTCCTAGGGATCCTGATAGTGGCATGGAGATGTTTAGGCAGCGAATACGCAGAGAGGAGCAGCAGAAGGCAAAGAATGAGCTGGATTTAGAGAATATTATGAAGCAACTTCGAGACTTATGTAGGCAATCAGCGCATATTGCGGCAAATCTTAGAGACAAATGGCCAAGGGAATGAATTCATTAGACCATTTTTAGCCCAGCCCCAGAGGGGATGAACGGCATAGCCCAGATGGGATAAAGAGAGGAGAACTCAAACATAGGAGCCATTAGATGGCTGTGATTGGATCTACGGCATTAACCTATGCCGACTGGGCTAAAAGGCTTGATGATGGCTACCATGTAGCTACCATCATAGAACTGCTATCGCAGACTAACGAAATTCTGGACGACATGCTTGTGGTCGAAGGCAACCTCCCCACTGGCCACAAGACTACGGTCCGGACGGGGTTGCCGCAAGCAACTTGGCGCCTCCTGAATACCGGTGTACCAAACGCCAAGTCAACCACCGCACAGTTAGTCGACACTTGCGGCAACCTCGAAACTTACGCCGTTATAGATAAAGATGTAGCTGATCTTAACGGCAATACCGCCGACTTCAGACTGAGTGAGGTCAAAGCCTTCCTTGAAGGCATGTCCCAACAGGTTGCAGCAACTCTGATCTACGGCAACCAGTTCATCAACCCAGAGAGGTTTACCGGCTTTGCCCCGAGATACTCGACGGTCAACTCAGCAAACTCCCAAACCGCAGCAAACGTCTTGGATGGCGGTGGAACTGCCTCTACAAACACCAGTCTCTGGATTGTGGTTTGGGGCCCGGACACCACGCACGCCACTTTTCCTAAGGGGAAGATCACAGGTCTTCAACACAGGGATATGGGTGAATGGCCAGTTCAAGACGCCAGCGGCAACACCTATCAAGCCTACCGTGACCACTTCAAGTGGGAAATCGGGCTAGTTGGAAGGGATTGGCGCTATGTCGTCAGAATCAGCAATATCGACGTTACTCAACTCTCTGGCGTCAATGCTGCTAACCTCATCAACCTGCTCGTCAGAGGTCTTTACCGCCTACCAACGGCTCCTGCTGGTGCTACAACCATCCAAACCTCAGATACCCCAGAGGTTCGTGCTAACATGGGTCGAACCGTTATATACGCTAACCGTATCCTTCGAACCTACCTCGACCTCCAGGCGATGAACAAGACCAACGTTCTTCTTCGGATAGAGGAGTTCGACGGTAAGCCGGTAACTACGTTTAGGAGCATCCCAATCAGAACTTGCGACGCCATCCTAAATAATGAAGCAAGAGTCGTGTAAAGGAGCACTGACATGATCTTAGACGGCCTTTTGCAGTTCAGTGCCGCTGCTGGGGATTCCCCAACTACCGGCGCTACTAACGCATCGACCAATATCATCGACCTTCATATGGCTGGGATACCAGTTCTGGCTGCCAACCAAGGGGCGAGAGATATGGGCATCGGCGATGATCCAGCACTGAAGTTGTTGGTCGTCGTCACAACCGCCTTCGCTGGTGGAACTTCCCTTGCGCTAGCTTTGCAAGGTGCGACGGATAACGGCTCAGGTGCTCCAGCAGCCTTCTCCACTTGGTGGACTGGACCAGCTGTAGCGCTGGCTACACTCACCGCCGGAGCTAGGCTCTATGATATGGATATGCCTCGGCCTCCAGCCGGCATCGCTGTTCCACGGTTCCTTCAACTGAACTATGGCATCGTGGGCACTATGACAGGCGGAACGATTAAAGGCTTCATTGTCCTTGACCGTCACGACCTGATGTACAACGCAACCAACAACGCAATCCACGGTGGGTATCCTCCGGGGGTTATCATCAACAACTGATGAAAAGCAAATGGACATGGTTGGCGGGGGCAGCGATTGCTGCCCTAGCCACCGCTCTCTGGGCCCAACCAGTGGCTCAGAACAACGTCTCTGGCAATGAGTGCTGGAATGCTGGCCAAGGGCCGGGTGGGCCTGGGTCATTTCTCTGCCTCAACCTTGTGAGAAATGGCGCAGCTATAAACGTTACTTCTGGCTCAGGAGCCTTCACTACCTTAGCCACACAGAGTGCTGGGACGTTGATGTGGTCAGGGACAGCCCCAACATCATGGACTATAACCCTCCCTAATCCAGCATTCGATGGGGAGATAGTAAGGCTCAGCACCGACACTACTCTAACCACAATGGTAACGGTCCAAGCCGCCACTACGCCGCAGAACCAAACTATGTCAGCGGCCTTTTCAGCCCAAACTGTCACCACTGGCACCACAACCGCATGGCAGTTCAACTTCGCTACTCTAAAGTGGTTCAGGCTGCAATGAAGAAACTTCTCCTGCTATTGTTGTTGGTTGGGCCAGCAAATGCGCAAGTTGGTGCGCCAGTTGTTCAATGCAACGCCAACTACTCTCAAGCTGGGCTTGGTGGGCCGGTGGCGCAGGTTAAGATCATCCAAGATGTTCCGGGTAAGCAGATCAGCGTCTGTGGCTGGAACATCTCTAATACCGGTGGCGCATCTGTGACGATAACCTTCACTGGTGGCACAGGGACTAACTGTGGCACCAACAACGTCGCCACCGGTATAGCTATAACCGTCGGTAACGGTCAATCAAACATAGATCATAACCCCTCTGCCTTCGCCTCTGTCCCCACTGGGTATGATCTATGCTGGACCATAACTGGTTCAGGGACAGTTAACGCCGTCGTCTA